GCCTAATTTAAATACTTCTGTCGCGGCATATCCAGTTGACCATATTGCATTTGGAGTTGTAGAATCTTCTAATGTTCCACTCGGCCACACTGCTATAACGACATCTCCAGCGCTTGCTCCAATATAAACCGGATTTGACCATATACTATTAATATTGTTGCCTAATAAAGTAGAATTTACATTAACTCCCGCACTATTATAGCTATAAATAACAGCTGTACCTACAGCCTCTTCTCTTCCATTATTCGCGATAGTAAAAGCAAAATCTCCACTTTGGGTATAGGAAGTATTATTAAAACCGCTCACAACACCTACCCAACTTTGAGTTGATGCAGGTATTAATAATCCAGTGCCAGCATTTCCAGAAAAATCAATATCTATCTCAAGATTAGAAAGAACCCCAGAAACTCCAGAAAATGTTAAAGTGTCCCATTTAGGATTTCCATTTGCTACAGTATGAGGAGGAAAATTATAAACTACGCCAGTTAATGTAGTTAATCCTGTATAAAGAGATCCTGAGACTCTAGACTGAGAAGGGTGAACATCATGGACTACAGATTTAAGCAAGAAATCTCCAGTTAAAGTTAAAATCGCGCCGTATGCATTAGGGTCTTCTATATTATTTATTACCGTATGGATATTAAACTTTCTAGTTTGTTTTTGTCTTCTTGCTCTAATTTGCTCAAGTGTTCCAGTAAAATCTCCACCACCTCCAGTTAAAGAATTTAAATCAGAAAGAGAAAAATTACCAGACGGCACATGTATATAAACTCCAGAATCTAATCCTGCATTGAATTCACCGTCAATTTTAATTGTATTTGCGGCTTCATTGACCTCTAATATTCTCCCAAATGATCGGCCTACATTTTTAACTTCATCACTTATTCCGAAAACGTCACCAGGTTGTAAATACGCTCCTTCTAGGCCCGCTACAAACGTAACAGTATCTGTTTCGTGTATAGAGCTTGTTAGCGCATATCTTCCTATTCTTCTAGCCTCTGATCTTGAAGTACACCCAGCTGCATTTATTTTATAAGGATTTAGTCCGTATTTTAAAATTCCATCAACGTCTTCAACGAATTCGACTTTGGTTTTGTAATTGTCGAATTTATCGTTGTACGTTACTTCTACACTTGTATACCTTTTATTTTTAGCTGTTTCCGAATAGTTAAATAAACCCTCCTTGACGTTAGCATTAGCAAAATAAACTAACGGCTCTTTTTTCTTATCCGCAATAAAAGAAAATCCACCAGTAGTCCAATAAATCATTCCCTTAAATATTGCGGCTAGATCTTTTAGTACGTTATATGCTTCGTCTTTATTAAAAAAGATGATATTGCATGTATATCTTGGCTCAAGACCTCCTTTACCATCAGGTACGCCCCTGAATCTACCATCGTCATCTACGGCATCACAATGTCTTCCTATATCATACAGTGTCCATTTATCAACAAGACTAGATTCGATCAAATTGCCCAACCCATAATTAAAATCAGTTATAATATCGTACAAAATCCAAGCTGGATTGTCTGTCCATGCAATTTTAAAAGTTCCATCCCAGTCTCCGTAATAAATTTTATTGCTATCGTAAAAATTTGAATTACAGAATTGCTGCAACTTTGAATCGGAATCGTGAGCTAAATTAAACTTTGCGCCACCAGTATCCTCTGCAAGCTCTCTAAGAGTTCTTGTGCCAGATCGATCAGGGTCTGTATTTAAATAATATAATTGAATGCCAGATTCTCTAGCCCTGTTCAAAAGAATCTGATAAGTTTCTGGACTCATTGTTTCTGGAGTTGATCCAGAAAAATAAACAACTTTTCTCACTGTGTTCTTCCAAAGATTCTGAAGAACCGTTTTTTCCGGGAGCTTACCAACTTCATCAGTAAGGCTGAACTGATTTTTTCTAAAAAAGAAATTAGCAATATTTGTCTCTGATGGATTTGTTAAGGAGTTGTTTAACTGACTGATATCCAAAGCCGAATCTAATTGTTTAAACATATTGGTTTGATTTGCTCCAGCTGAATCTGGAGTTTCCATTTCCGCAAATGAAGCCGTATTATAATATGTAAATCCAACTACGGTATCTCCAGTTGATTCGTTAATAACAGTATTAAAACCTGACTTGGCCTGCCATATAGAAAATCTAATATTAGTATATCCAGCAACTAATTTAAAAATCATTTCTTGCAAATTTCTTCTTATTAATCTCCTAGTTTCTGCATTCATGTTTTGGTCAACCATGAATATCACATCAAGACTATTGGGATTTGCTGGATAATCAGGATTAGCAAATACATATCTTCTATCTAAACCGTTTCCACCTGTCGGGAAATAATTAGAAGGTACTTTAACCTTCTTCATTTTTACGTCAAATTCTCTGCTGGGCATCCCACTAAATGTTCTTGAATCGAACTTCATACCAACGTGAGCTACATATGGGTACGAAAAATTTCTATCAATTACTTCGTAGATACCATCTACTACAACTTCTTTTTTTACGAGTGGGGAAACTGTTTCCGCAGTTATTTTTTCTACTATAACGTATCTGTCTTTACCATTTTCAGAAGGCAATAATTCAATTTCATTTGAATTGAGTAAAGTTGCCTGCAACACTGTATCAGTATTAACGCTACTACTGGTACCGCCTACTTCATTTGGATTTGGTGGTTGTGAGAGCATTTATTTATAATAAAATTTAGGCTGTTATTGTAAAGGTTCTTGTATAATAAAGTGGATTAGCTGGATCGTCAGATAGTCCACCTAGGGCTACGGTTGCGGAAAGTCTAACTGGCTGATTGTCAGGAGAAGAGGCGTCAATGTAAACGTAATGAATGCCAATGCTTAATTTTCCCGTGGTCTCGCTTGGAATTGTAAAAGAAAATTGTCCGTCATCTGCTACTTGAGAAGCTAAAACTCTTTGTTGATACGGTGTTGATGTTTTTATGTCTATTTGAGCTACAATATCAATAGCGGGTTTAATGTAAGATACTGTGCCGTCTGTTAATATATAAGTTGCTTTCCCAGATAATGTAATAGCTTGCCCTCTAGTATATGATGTGGTGTTGGTTGGATTTCCATTGTTGATTGCATCAAAAATTGCCGTTGCTCCAGCTCCATCGCCAACAACACCAGAAGAAAATATAATTCTTTTTGTCGCGGCTGGAACATAAGGTTCAAAAGATTTTTTTCTTAAATTGTAAATTACTGGTAAAACCGCAGAAGGATTTCTCGGATTAATTTTAGAAGCTAAAAGCTCTTGATATGTTTTTTCCAGTGGCATGATTAATTTATAATTATGATAATTTTATTGATGATGGCAAGGGTTGAACAAATTGTATTGCCGAGCCAGCGGGTGTACCAACGTTTCTTCCCGATGGAATCGGCGTTGCGCTTGCAGTTTGGGTAAATCCTCCTTGTGAACTCAATGCTCCAGAACCTGTTCTGGTAGATTGCGAAACTGGTTCGCCTAACATATATGCGTAAGGAGAAGTGACGGTCCCAAAAATACTATATTCTTTTGTTGTAGCTTTTTTTGTACCTTCAATACCGTGAGTAACCGCAATTTTAACTTCTGCGTTTTCAGACGTTCCAAGCCGCCCATTTTCATTATGACCGCCTCCCTTATCAACTGTATCGCTGAGAGCCTCAATGATTAAACTAATTCTGATTTTCCTTACATCTTTATTTTTTATATGATGAACGAAAGTAAATGGGTCTCTAACATCTGTTGGATAACCTAATGCCCAACTTGTAAAGTCTCCACCATCTCTTGTGTCGGTAGAACCTCCCTGCTTTTGATCTCTTGGAACATTTACTGGGCCTAATAACTTAAAATTAGCTGGTTTGTAAATAAAAACATGAGCAAAGTTAGCTAAAGGTTTTTGATTTTCCGTTCCCAAATTAATTTCCATAACTACATTTCGGAAATTATATTTACCGTCATCATTCATTACTGGAACTTTATTTAAATAAATCCCTTTTAACATATCTAAACCATAAATTTTTTTACCAAATTGATCAACTAAGCCATAAATTGGACCTTCGCAAAGTAAGTCCACAATTTCTGCAACTGATATAGATTTTTTTACATCTTGAGGTTTTGGTGGTATAAGAGACGGAACTTTGTCATTTTTCTTTCCGCCACCTCCTCTACAAAATCTATATGGATTTAGAATTTTCATTATGTTGCTTGGACTGCCGAATTTAATTCTGGAGATGAAAGTCCTATAAATCTTGTAGAAGTTGTCAAGAAATCAATATTTATTTTTACGGGCGCAGAATAATAAATCTGTCTTTTGTTTATAGTCACTTTGCATCTATATCTTGCTTTGTAAGAAGCGTAGCCATGTGTTTCTTTTCCTTTTTCCAAAGGTCTTTGTGATATAAATCTGACAATCCTATTTGACTGAGCCGATGTTTGCTCGGAATAATTTATGAAATTTTCAACAACTGAGCCGCCGCCAGTTGCATTGGTAGAATTTTTGACGAAAATAGTTTTACCCGCCGCAACTGCTCCGTTATTTTCTGCCGGAGAGGCTCCGATAGATGTCCAATTTACGTTGCCAACATCAAATATTTTATATTTTTTACCATTGACCATTTGTGTCGCAGGAATTATTTGTTTACCAACGTTTGCGAATTTTTTATCTTTAAGGATGTTTAAATCGCTAGCGGCATGGAATAATCTTCCTTTTGGCACCGTCTGCCAATCAGAAAATACATCATCTCTATTTGTATCACGCTGGTAATAAATACTAATCCCGTCTCCACCTCTCATTTCTTGAAATCTAGCGTACAATCTGTGATAACCAGCTGTTAAATAAAGAGTTGTAGTTGTGGAATGAAGAGCGTTTATTTCTGTATGTGTTGGATTAAACGGATCTGCAAATCCAGAAAACATTCCATGCCCGCCATAATAGCTACTTGCTAAAGTAGAATCTATATATAAATCAGAAGCATCATCAGAATCAAGTTTAAATTTGTATGCTTGAACCTGCATAACTGTGCCGTTTACTGTTGCAAGAGGTTGAGTGTTATTTTTGACAAATGTTGATCCAAATCTGGGGGTTAAAGCTGTTCCGTTAATGCCAGTAAAACCAACACCGCTCCATTGACCCGTGGCTCCAATTTTAATAATTTCATATAAACCTGTAGCAGTGCCAAGTTCAAATAAATCTTTAACAAAAGATGCGCCATTTTCTCCTACAGTAGGCACATAAAAATAACCTATAAATTCCATTCCGTAATTATCTATATTGTTGATGACGTTTTTTGCGGTTGATTGATTAGTGTTAACAACCTGTAATATTCCAGTAAATTGATTCTCATTTTCATATGCAGGAAAAACTCCAGTGAATAATAATTCCATTTCTTCAGAATTAGTTGGCGCTTCAATTTTACTCCAGAACTGAGTTTCTATAACTTCTGTTTGATTAGGTTCCGCACCCGTTGTTGGGAAATGCCCAGAAATTGGCGCTACACATTTGTACAAATTTTCTAAACGCGGCGCAAAAATTTTTCTCCAATATGTTGAATTTATTGTGTTTCCAGCGCCAGTTGGTTTTTCTTTAGAAAAATTATTTTTGACTGCTTGAAAGTATGTGTTAGTTTCATTTCCTGTCGGAAAATTTACAAGCTCTCCACTATAATAAACATAGGTATTGTCCCAAACTCCAAACCTTAAATTATTAAATTGAGACGGTCCAAATTTAACTAATTCTCCCACATCGTAGCGTCGAAAATAGTTAGGATTACTGCTTGTCCAATTATTAAATTCGGCCAAAGCATAATTTTGAATTTTCCAATCTTGAGCATGATAAGATCGGGCAGCTAGTCCAGAATTTACTGCATATGGATTTTCAATTAAAACGCCTCCTTTTGAGCTAGAATTAAATAATGGCTCCCATTCGTAAGCTATGTCTTCGTCGTAAGTTGTTAGGTTTGGATTAGAAATTACATTGGCATTTTTTGTAACAACAACTTCAACGGGATTTGAAAAAACTTTACTTGCGCTGTTTGTTACAATATCAATGTAAGAATTTAATACATTTACCTCATGAAATATTTTAGTGTCATCCATGTCAACAGCTTGATTGGTGCTAAACGTGTCTTCTACTTCGTCTTCGGCTACCAATTCAACATATTCATTAATTGGCTTGTCAACAGGAGTCATCAATTGCTTAATATCAGTGTTCAGAGCGTAGTGGTCTGTGCTTGAACTTATTTGAGAACTTCCAATCTTTAATCTGCCATATCCAACTGGAACTGCTTGGCCTTGAGATGCATTTGCCGGTTTATTGCCAAATAAATAAGATTTGCCGCCAGCTTGGACTTCCTGATTAAAGTCTGCTTTTGGTTTAGGCGTTAATAAAGACATTACTCCTTGAACAGCGATAGAAGCGCCAATCATTCCCAATGTTGTTCCCAATGTCGCAAGAGATCCACCAGCAGCAAGTGCGCCGCCAGCAAACTTGCCCGCAATTGCTGCGCCGAATCCACCTGTTGCCGCTACCAAAAGCGCTCCAACTACTATCATTCCTATCGCCATGCCATTCTTACCTGCGCCCCAAACTATAGGAAGTATATGGATTTCATTTGGAGCTTTTTGAATTTCTACTTCTTTTGGATGGAGAACAACTTCATCATCAATTACTATTCGATAATGAACGCCTTTCATCGCTAACTTTTTTATTTCATCTAAAAATCCTTTTTTATTAGCGTTGATCGCCAGCAAAGCTTCTTTCGCGGAATTTATATTAAATTTAAATTCTTCACCAAACTTATTTTGCAACTCACCATATAAATATACATTAGTCATATTTTTTCTTTAATATCTCAACGTATTCTTGTTTTACATGTGATTTTTGAGGCAACAATAAATTAAATTTTTTAGTCTTTGCTGTAAATTATGTAAGGGATACATGAATTTTCGCAATTGAATTTATCAAAAGTTGATTCTTGTTCCGTTGAACTCGGATGGGTATGATAAATTGCAGCAAGCTTGCCACTTCTGATATGCCGTAGAATTTCCAACGGATGAATTTCGAATACATCATTCGCGTACACTGCTATATTTTTTGCGGGTTCAGTTTTCAAATCTCCGTTTTCGACAAAAACAAAGCCACAAACTTCTAACTCGGAATTGCTTGCGTGTTCAATTATTGATTGCATTATTGTGAAGAAACTGAGTACTCTTCTACTCCAGGAAATCCGCCAAAAGGTAAATCACCACCAGCTCCAAATCTTAACTTGCAACCGTTAAGGGTTTTAGAGCATTGATCAGACACCCAATACTCTTTATTGAAAGAAGGATTTCTTACGCCGCTCGCGGTATGAGTTTTTACGCAAACATAAAATCTCAAAAGAGGAGTCCAGTTAGGAATTGCGTTAATATCTCTTTTGGCAACTTTAATATTATAATTTTCAATATAAACGAATTCTCCAACTTTATAAACTCCAGCGTTAGCCTTCCACAAGCCTCTATTTAATCCATCCGACAAAGCGTCGTTGTTGAGAGAAATGGAGGAACTTAACTGTAAATTTGAAAAGAATCTTTGATTAGAAGTTAAAGTGTTTTGCTCTAAAGCATCATAGTAAAATCTTGATGTCGGTATTTGTACCCAAGGTAAAGTAGCGGTTATTGGAGGCTTTTTATAATACAAAATTAGTCCTTGCGCGTCAGTTGCCTCATAATGCCTTACAAAAATTCTATGATAACCAGCAGATAGAAATATTTCACCAGTTGTTCCTTGTGGAGCGAGAACTGGTGTTGCCAGTGAAGCGTTTTGTGGTCCTGATGCATAATCAGATGCAATTAAACTTCCATTTATCCACAATTCAGCACAATCATCTGGATCAACTCCAAATCCATAGACTCCAGCTTCGTTGTTATTAACTTTGAAGTAACCAATGAATTCTGTGACAGCATTGTTTCCGTCTGCAATTGTTGTTGTTGTTTGTACGGATTCGCTATTAAAAGTTGTCGCAGCTGCAACAATGCTTGTAAACGTTGATGTATTAGTGGGAGCGGTTGCTCCAGCCCCAGTATAATATCTTCTTAAAAGACCCGCTTTGATATCAATTGCTTTTCTTAAACGCATGTCATTTTCGTCTGCAACTGGTGGCCCCATGTATTTGCATCCATTACCCCTGTAATGAAACCCGCAATATCTTGCAATTACAGATCTTCTGGGGAAGGTAACATCTTCTATTTCTAATGGAGAAGCTAATTCAAATTCGACAATTGCACGATTTTCACTAGCTCTTCTGAGAATATAAAACACCTGATCTTCTAATCCAGCAGCAGCGTCGGCAGACCCATAAGGATTTTTACTATCAGAATAATTTTGATTATCTAAAAATTTGGCAAATGTTCTTTTTCTTATTACTTTCGCGCCAACCAAATTATTGTAACGTCTAATTAAATTAGAAACAAAGAAATCTTGGTTTGAAACTGTCAATTTAGGTCTGGGCAACGAACCATCACCTTTACTTTCAAAACCAGAGCTTTGAATTGGAAAAGGTAAGTACTCTACTCCCTGCCAGTAAATCGAACCATTTATGCCATTTGTTCCGCCATGAATGTATAATTTATCATCAGGTCTATTAACATAATCATAACAAATAACAAAAAACTCTAGTAAAGCTGTCGGCTCCAGAGAAAAAAGCTCTGCATTAAGTTTTTGATTAGATTCCCTTGACATTTCCTTTTACCCTTTAATTATATTACACGCATATGACGAGCAAAAATAAAATAAAAATTAACAGTTTCGTTATTGAAAAAATGGAGCAAGCCGATGCAAATGAAGCGTTAAGGCTTTTTGTTAAAGCGCAGTCTATTCTGGGTGTGAGTGAAACTGAGTCTTTTTCTTTATTTTTATTACAAAATAAAAATTTAATTTTGGAGAACATAAGTTATTCTTACGTTTATAAGACTGATCAAAATCAAGTCTTTGGCGCTATTATAATACGGCCCGAAACTAATATTTCAGCAGAAATTTGTGTTATTATCGACCCAAATGTCATTGCTGGGTATAAAATGTACAACGAATTTAAAAAGGTTATTTTATCTTTAAAATATGAATATATTTTTCTTACAGCTTTTAAAAGAAGAAAAAATTTTCAAAAGTATTTAAATTTCTGTAAGTTTTTTGGTTTCAGTGAAATTTTAAATGAAAATGACGTTTCTATAACTTTAGGCTTCAAAAAGTATTGACACAGTTATTGAAAATATGTTATCATCAGGAATGAACTTTGAAAGGCTTGTGCAAGTCGCGAGAAATATTATTATTTATGACGACGTTGATTTACGATGTCGGCATTTTGCATTCATTTTAAATAAAAATAAAATCATTTCAATTGGCAAAAACTCTAAAAAATCTCATCCGATTAACCATAAATATGGCTACTCTAATGGAAGTGGTCTTCACGCAGAGGCGTGCGCAGTAATTAAATCTGGCAGCACCAACCACTCAAAAAATATTCTAGTCACATTTCGTATTGACAGAAATAATAAAGTTGCTATGGGTAAGCCGTGTAGGCACTGTCAAAAACTTTTACAAGACGTTAACTTTAAAGAAATTCATTATTCTGATGAACGAGGACAATTCCGAAAAAATACTTAAATTCGCTCCGAAATGAACATTTTAATCATTGAAGCTACCAGCAAGCGTAAACCGTTAGCGGAAGATTACAGCGACACATCAATTGTTCACTGCCGCAATAGCCTTATTTTAAAAAATGCTTTGGCCGCAGATCTTCTTGATGGTGAGTATTTTCTGCCAGAAGTACTAAAAAAACAGTATGATGTTATTATCTGCTGTTATGCTTCTCCGTATATGCCTCATGTTCCGTATCGTCAGATTCTAGAAAAGAATCCAAAGGCTCGTTATATTTGGCTAGTGAATGATCATGATGTTGAAGATAATCAGCTTTTGCGTTGGGGTATTCAAAATATGAATCTTAGCTACGACATGATATGTAATAATCCTAGAGAAGGCTATAGGCATTGGATATTGAACAAGAATATCTCAAATAAGAAACTTAATGATTTTATTAACAAGTGGCTTACTGTTAATTTAAATTCATTAATTATGGATGATTCGAAAATTCCAGTTGATTTTTCTCAAAAAAATGGAGTTGTTTATTATGGCACTTACCGTAAATGGCGAGCAGAGTCGTTCAAGAAGTTTTTAACCGAAGGGGTTTTTCTTTCCGCTTCTAATAAGAACTGGAAGAAATTTCAAGCTTTAGGTTGCAACTGCAACTACATTCCAAAACTTGAATGGCAGAAGAACAACGAAGACTTGCGTAAGTTTAAATATTCAATTTATATGGAAGACGAGCATACTCATACTCACTACGCCTTTCTTGCTAATCGCTTTTACGAAGCATTGATGTCAGATGCAGTTATGCTTTTTGATGCAGACTGCGCTAACACTATTAAAAAGTGTGGATATGCTATTCCAGAATACCTTATATTGGATGATGAAAAGCTTAAAAATGGCGTAGTTAATTATGCAGAATCTCTTGCGTTTCAAACCAATTTAATGTACCAACAAACATTCTTTGACCAAGCAATGCATGAAAAAAGAACAACTGTCGAGCAAATAAAACAATTTATCAAATGAAATTTTTAACACGATTCGTAATTCCTAACTTATCTGCCAATAAAACTGATATTGATTTAATAAAAAATTACACATGTGATATAAGCAGCCGCAAACCTCCGCACAATTTTATTGTTATTTCTTCTGAAGAAATAGATAAACTGATTCTAATGGAGGTTTTGGAATTTGATTATCTTGAAGATAAAATTGTATTTCGGGGCTGGCTGAATTATAATTATACTGGCGAATCTTACTTATTTAAAGGAGCCGTTGAATTAAGGCCAATTTTATGAAATGGTATAAGCCTTTATGTACGCTTGAAGTTATAGCGGACAACCTGTATTTAGAAAAAAAATCTCAAAAAGTTTTTCTTTATAAAGATTTAGCTTTTTCGGTTTGGAATAAACAAAAAGATCTTTTTGACTCCGAACATGAATATTGGGCGACCCACGATGGGTGGCTTCTGAAGATAGAGCGCAAACATTTAGCTAATATTGTGGAGATGCATGACTTATGATGACCCATAAAGAACAGGAGAAAAAAGTTTGGGCTGAACTCGAATTGATTAAACAGGATATTGAAAATATTATTGGCTTTAAAATTAATAAAAAAAATTATAAAAAAGCAATCATTGAATTAACGAGGCACGCCGCCTCAGATCAAGATTTAATTAATAAATTACCTACGGAAAGTCAGGA